TGTTGCGCTGATTGTCGTTGGCGCTGTTGCCTCCGCCTTCGGTCAGGCATGGATAGGCGCACCTATGATCAAAATTGGTATCGCTCTCACCATTGGCGGCGTCATCCAGATGCTCACACCAGTTCCAGAATCCCCCAGCCAGCAAGACCAAGCCAGCACCGAAAACAAACCCAGCTACCTGTTCAACGGCGCCTTCAACTCGACGCAGCAGGGCCTCCCTGTGCCTGTGGTTTACGGCCAGATGTTGGTCGGCTCCAGTGTGGTTTCGGTTGGCAGTTGGACGGAGGCGCTACCCGTATGAGTGAAGTTATTCTTGGTCGAAAGGGCGGCAGTAAGGGCGGTGGCAGTAGCGGGTCGGCCCGCGCCGCCGTTGAGGCCCCGGATAGCCTGCGCTCGCGTCAGCACGTTCGAATGCTGCATGCGATCTGTGAGGGAGAGGTCGAAGGTCTTGTTGGAGGCTGGAAAGGAATAACGTTCGATGATGTTCCGCTGCAGAGTGCTGACGGCGGGATCAACTTTCCAAGCGTCGGTGTCGACGTCCGCAACGGCACGCAGTGGCAGTCCTACGTCCCCATGACTGGGCTGGAGGCAGAACAATCTGTCGGGGTAGAACTCAGATGGAACACGACCATCGAGCGCGCCATTACGGATACTGATGTCGATGCTGTGCGCGTGACGATCAGTGTTTCTCAGTTGACTCAGCAGAACACGGCAAACGGTGATATCACCGACACCGCTGTGCAATTCGCCATCGTAGGTCGTCTTGGCTCTGGCGCGTGGTACCCACTGTGCGGTGCTCAGACGATTAGCGGCAAGACCATGAGTCGCACTCAGTTCTCCTACTTTGTTCGACTCCCTCCGTCTGGAGGTCTTCCGCGCTACGTCGGCGTTTACAGAATTACTCCAGACTCGACCAGCTCGGCGCTCCAGAACCGCACGTTTTTCGACAGTTACACCTTGTTGTGGGAAGAAAAGCTGCGCTACCCGAACACGATGGTTGTGGGGCTTTCTCTCGATGCTCAACAGTTCGCCAGCATCCCGCGCATGGCGTTCATGGTTCGCGGACTAAAGGTGCTGGTGCCGAAAAACTATGACCCAGCCACACGGGCCTACACGGGATCATGGGACGGGACATTCAAGCGAGCTTGGACCGATAATCCGGCCTGGGTCTGGTACGACATGCTGACCAATACCCGCTATGGGCTGGGTGGTTTGCTCGACTCGACGCTGATCGACAAATACTCGCTGTACAGCATTGCCCAGTATTGCGACGTCTTGGTGCCTGATGGATACGGCGCCATGGAGCCGCGCTTCACCTGCAACTTAGCACTGACCACCCAGCAGGATGCCTGGAAGCTGGTCAACGACATGGTGTCGGTGTTCCGGGCCATTTGCTTCTGGGCCGGGGGTACGCTGACTGCCGTACAGGATGCGCCGCGTTCCAGCCGCTACCCGTTCAACAACTCCGACGTGGTTGGTGGCGAATTCAGCTATCAATCGGTCGCCTCCGATCAGCGCTACAACGTTGCCGCTGTCACCTGGAACGACCCGCAGCAGCAATACAAGCAGTCGGTCGAGATTGTCGAGCGTCCCGACTTGATCGCCAAGTGGGGGCGGATTCAGCAAAGCGACGTGGTGGCCATCGGTTGCACGTCCCGTGGCCAGGCGCGGCGCCTGGGGCGCTGGTTGCTGTATGCCGAAAGCGAAGCGGTCACCTTTGCCGTCGGTGCGGATGGGGCTATCCCGTTGCCTGGCGACATCATTGATGTAGCTGACGCCAATCGGGCCGGCGCTCGTAACGGTGGGCGGCTGCTGGCCGGGAGCACTGCTTCAACGCTCCTGTTAGATGCCCCTATCGGTCTGGCCGGCGAAGGTGTGATCGGCGTGGTGATGCCTGACGGCAGTTACGTCAGCAAGGCTGTAACCGTGGCATCCGGAGCTACGTCGATCAGCCTCTCGCCGCCATTGTCGACTGCGCCTCTGGCTACTGCGCCGTGGGTATTCTCGACGCCAGCACTAGAAACTCAGAAATTCCGTGTCATCGGCATCAGCGAGGGAGACGACGGCACCTATGCGATTAGCGGCGTAGCGTTTGACCCGGACAAATTCGATGAAGTCGATTTCGGTACACCAGACGTCGATAACCCGACCAGTATCGTCAACCTCGGCAAGCCTGATGCTGTTGGGCAACTGACGTTCCTGGAGTCGCTTTACGATACCGGTACTGGATTGGCCGCGGCGCGCCTGTCGGTAAGTTGGACGCCGTCGGCGCGCGCGATGCGCTATCAGGTCGAGGTGAAGAAACCTGGAGGAAACTGGGAATATGTCTCGGAGACCGCAACGCCGAGCATTGACTTTGATTCAGCTTCTTCTGGTCTTTGGACTGTGCGAGTAACGCCCAAATCTGTTCTTGGTTTTGCAGGAGATGCTTCCGTTCAGGAGTACTCCGCACAGGCGCTTTTAGCACCGCCGTCGGCTCTTACCGGCCTGCGACTCGACGTCATAAGCGGCGTAGCTACGCTGGCATGGGACGCGGCGCCTGAGCTCGATGTCAAGTTGGGTGGCAGTATCTCCATCCGCCATTCGCGCAACACTGCCTCAGAATGGGATACGGCTTTGCCTCTGACTGAGGCAGCGGGACGATCAACGTCCGCAGTTGTGGCATTGCTGCCTGGTAAGTATCTGGCGCGCGCCGTCGACTCCTCTGGGATTGGCGGTCCAGTCACCGAGGTCTGGTCGGATGCGCAGGTTCCTCTGCCGGCCAATGTTGTGCTGACGATCACTGAGTCTCCAGCCTTCCCAGGCATGGCAGTCAATGCGGCGGCTTCCGGTGGGATCCTGAAGATGTCCGGCGCCGGACTCATTGACGATGTGACAAGCATCGATGCATTGCTGGGCGAGATCGATAAGTTCGGCGGGTCAATGCTTTCAGCTACGTACAGCTTTGCTGCGCCAGCCGATCTCGGTCATGTCTATGACTGCACGCTGACGGCTGATGTGGTTGCGGCGCTGTATGACGATGGCTCCTATATCGACACGATTGCGGACTTTGACTCGCAGACCAGCATTGATGGTGATCCACCGAACGGCGCCTCGCTGTCGCTGTGGGTGCGTACATCGGACGTGATGCCAGCCGATTGGTCAGCATGGAAGCCATTTGTCGTGGGTGACTATCGCGCCAGACAGTTCGATTTCCAGCTGCGTGGCTCGGTGCAACTGACCACCAACTGGATCGACGTCTCCAAGCTTGAAGTCGTGATCGATATGCCAGATCGCATCGAGAGCGGGAATGACATTCCGGTTCCAGATACTGGCCTGACCATCACGTATTCACCACCATTCAAAGCATCTCCGGCAGTCAGTCTGACTGCGCAAAGCCTCTCGCCTGGTGATTACTTCGATGTTTCCGCCAAGACCGCATCGGGCTTCACGGTCTTCGTCCGCAATTCCAGTGGGCTCGCCAAGTCAGGCTGCTCGATTGATTACATCTCAAAGGGATACTGACTTATGTCGCAACATGATATGACGCTGGATAACGCCTCTGGTTTGGGCTTTCGCACCGATGCGAATGCTGCGCTGCAGGCACTTGCATCGCAGAGTTGCGGCGCGTCGGCCCCAAGCCCGACGTTCCCATGTCAGGTATGGGGAGACACTGGTACAGGGCGCCTTAAACAGCGCAATGCTGCCAACTCTGCATGGCTGGACAAGGGGCCTTTGGATGCAACATTGCGTGATGCTGCCAGTCAGAGTGAATTTGTGGCTGATACAGGTGCTGCAAACGCCTACGTGTGCAATTTCGTTCCGGCCATCACCGCCCGCAGTGAAAGCACACCGATTCGCTTCAAAGCGGCGAATACCAATTCAGGGGCCTGCACCATCAATGATGGCCTCGGCACCGTAGCGCTTGTAGGCGGTGCTCATACGGCGCTCAAAGGCGGTGAAATTTTCGCAAACGGTATTGCATGGATTCAGTGGAACTCATCGGTTGGTGGTGGCTCGTATGTGCTTCTGTTTTGCACTGGCGGACTTAGTCAGGCGCAGTTGCGTCCTCCTGGGATGCAGTCTATTTCTGCAGCAGTCGCCGCCAACGCCCTGACGCTGACCTGGAGTCCGCAGTCGCTGGATTTCCGCAATCCGACACTCTCCAGTGGCGGATTGGTCAGTGCATCGCCCGCCAGCGCATTGACGCTGACCATCCCCTCGACAGCGACTCTTGGAACTGTTTCCGGCCAGCAAGCACAACTGGTACTACTGGTAGCGTACAACGGTGGGACGCCAGTTCTGTGTGTATCGAACATCGCAGGCGGTATTGACCTGAGTGAGACTGGCGTAATCAGTCCGACCACTATTAGTACAGGCTCGAACTCGGCTGGCGTTATCTACTCGGCCTCGGCAGTTTCCGCCGGATCGACTTATC